GCAGGCCGTGCCAGCCTCAACGAGATCGCACGTCACGCTCGACTCACCGGCCTCGCTCGACTGCCCGTGGAGCCACAGCCCCTTCGCCGAGAAGGCGAAGTCGATGCCCCGGCTGGCCTCGGTGGTCACGATCGCCGCCGCCTTCACGGCGCTCAGCAGCTGCTCGGCGAGCACGGTGGTGGGCTCGCAGTCGAGATTTGGCACCACGTCGCGCCACTTGGGAAAGCGCCCCTCGATCAGCCGTGCCGTCACGGTCGCCGTGCCCACGGTGGCCACGATCTCGCGGGCCGTCGCCTCGAGCTGGATCGACCCATCCGAGTCGGCCGTGGCGAGCCGCGACAGGATCGCCATCACCCGACTCGGCACGAGCGTCTGCGAGTCATCAACGGCCAGGTCGTGCTCGCACTCCACAAGCGAGAGCCGCCGGCCGTCTGTTGCCACGAAGCTGACCGTTTCGCCCTGCACTTCGATCAGCACGGCCCCAAGTGCGAACCTGCTGGAGTCATCATCCGTGGCGAAGTTCACGCCACGCACGGCGCGGCAGAACTGATCGGCAGGCAGCCGTGTCACGGGCTTCGCGTCGGTCGGTTCCCAGAGCGGGTACTCGCTGGCGTTCTCTGTGGGCAGCGTCCACGTGCCAGAGCCCGCCCGCACCACGCAGGACGTATCGCCAGGCTCCAACGTCACCGTCTCGCCCGTTGCTGCCCCGAGGATCTGCGAGAGCCTGCCATGCGGCAGCAGGATCGCGTCACCGTGGTAGTCCACGGTCACGTCGATGCGCACTTCGCCGTCCGATCCCGTGAGCAGACCGTCGCCAAGGCGCACGGCCTGGTAAATCGGCTTCGGGCTGCGCGTCGGCACAGCCGGTGAGACTGCGGCCAGCGCAGATTTCAAGTCAGCCGACGCCAGTTCAATTCCGGTTCTCTTCTTCGTCGCGGTTGCCATTGTCAGATTCCCTTCGTTTCAAAGAACAACCCACCAAAATCCCAATGCCGAACGTCAGCACGAGGACAATCTCTCCGAGGCTCAACATCACGAAGTCGCGCACGGTCATCGGGCAGCCTCCGCTCGCTCGAGGTGCAACGCCTGGCGGACCAGCCGCCGCATCAGGTGCCGGATCGTGTCGGCCGCAAACTCCAGTCGCAGCCGTGTGTCATCGTCCACGTCGTCCGCCCACGCACGCTGAGCACAGAGGTCAGCCACGATCGACGGGGGCGGCAGCTCGTACGGGTTCTCGCAGCTCATGCGTCCACCTCCTGAAGCGGGCGAATCGTGCGCGACTGACGCTCGTTCCAGACCACGAATCCCTTGCTGCGAAGCGGGCGCAGATGGCACATGGCCCCTTCGGTGGAAGCAAATCCAAACGATAAGCACAGCTCCCTGATCGTGGGGCTGAACCCGTGGTTGGCGATGTACTGCACGATCCAGCGGTAGATCTCGCGCTGGCGATCGGTGAGCGGGCGTATTGGGGTGGTGGTGGTCATCAGTTCTCCTCCGTGAGTTTCAACCCGGCCGCAAGCGCGGCGACTTCCTTCGGGGTGCGGTATTGGGCGGGCCGGTACTCGTCCTTCCACGCCTTTGGGGGCGGCCTGTCCTCTGGCCTGCGGCCCTGCTCGCGGATCGTGCCGCCCTTGTCCTGGCAACGGCTCAGCCAGCCCGTTAGGAACTTCCGCCAGTTCTTGCGAACGGCCCGAGACGGGTGGGCACGCAGCCACTCCTCCGCCTTGGCGAGCTCCTGCGTCACCACTGCCGCCGGGTAGGCAACGGCCCAGCCCTGTCGGTCGGCTTCTGTGATGCCCGCCCAGCCTGCGTCAGCAGACCACGACAGCGAAGGCTTCGCCGGCGTGCGAGCCGCTGGCGGCTTGCTCGTCGGAACCGGCGCAGCCGGTTGTATTTCTTCTCTCTTCTCCTCTCCTCTCTTCTCCTCTGGTGACGGTGCTGCGCCACCACCCTGTGACGGTTCAGCGTCACGGGAGCGCCTCCGGTACGAATCCTGCCGCCGGCCGTGCATGGCACGTGCCTTTGCAGCCCCTGAAAAACGGCGTTCCCAGCCCTCGATCGTCAGGCTGCCGTTCAAAAACGACACCCAGCCGACTCGCTCAACAGCGAGCCAGAACGCCTCGTCACCACCAGCCACGGCAGCAACGCGCCTGGGCGTCGCCCGGATCGTGCCGTCAGATGAGTTCAGGGCAGCCCACGACCACAACTGAATGAGACGCCAGGCGACTACCTCAACGGGCAGCCCTGTTTCGTCCACCAGCTCGAGCACCTCGGGCTTCGTGCCAAGGTTGCAGTCCAGGGGAATCCATTCACCGGCCATGGATAGCCTCCCTCATGGCTTGTATGAACTCGTCGCCAAACTGCCGCCGCAGCTTTTCGACCGCCGCCGCAGGGTCTCGCGGAATGTAGACCTGGCGGTTCTCCCTGACGCCAGCCTTCACCAGCGCAGCGTTGGGGGACAGGTCGCCAGACATGACGGCGGCCACAGTCTTAGAGTCGCACTCGCGTTGCACGCGGGCGATGGAGTAGGCGCGCGAGTTGCCGGTCTTCTCTGGATCAACTGTTACATTGTTACGCTTGATCGCATCTGACTTGCGGTCTCCTCCGTGCTGAACCATCGCCTCTCGAAAAGCGGACAGCGCCTCCGGGTCGTCGCGGATCACGGCCTCGACCTTGGACGGGTCTTCTCCCCACCCGCCAACCGGCTTCGCCGTGATGAGTTCCCTAAGGCTAGAGAGTTCGACCACCTTTCCGTGGACGGTGCGGCGCTCCCACGCCCGGGTAGCAATCACCTTCTTCAGTAAGGCCGGAAACTGCCGCAGCCCACCAGTCGCTTCGTAGAGCGACTCAATTGTGGACTGGCACAACTCGCCGCGCTCAATCTCATTGAGGTCATGCATACTTTGCGATCTCCGAGAGGATCGCCCGAAGCTTGCGCCGCAGTTCGTCTTCCGTCATTTGGTTGTGTGGCTTGAACTTGCCGTTGATTTCGTCCGGCCTGCACTTAGCCAACTTGGAAAGGCGAAACGCCTGCTGGTTGCACTTCTTGCGAAGGTCATCCATTTCCTCTTCTTTACTGCGAACGGCCACGGGCTGCGGGCTCGACTGCTGGCCGCCAACTCCAAGCCGCTGCATGACGGCCAGCACCTTCTGCATCGGGATCGCCTCAGCCTCTGCGATCTGCGAGATTTGCCTTGCTACGTGCTCTGACACAGCCTCGCTTCCGATCATGACAAGGTCGGTGCCGTCATGGGCCGTTGAGAAAGAATCAAACAGCGACCCGGTTTGGCGATCCAGCGGAGCCCGCTCGACCTCATCAGCATCTCGCTGGTTCTTTAGCGCCTGCACCTGTGCGTTTTCGATGTTCTGTGCGCAGGCAATCAAGCGAGGATCGGCAGGCAGATAGACATACGCCTCGCGGTCCTCATTGCCTCGATAACGAGAAACGCGGCCGACAAGTTGCCGGAAAAACAGTTCCGCAGTTGTGTTCGTTAGGTAGCAGAGAACTTGAAGCCGCTTGATGTCGGTGCCTTCGCTTACCTTGCGAACCGCTACGATCCACTCCTTCTTGCTGTCACGAAACGAACGAACAGTATCGTTCTCAACTTTGTCGTCGCTAACGATAACGCTTGGCTCGCAACCAGTTACCTCGCGGATCACATTTGCCACCATGGCGGCGTGCGTCTGGTCAATGCAGGCAGCCAGAGCCCCGGCGTCCGGGAAAGATGCTCGCACGTCCAAAAGCCTCTGGTGCGCCTGTCGTATCTGCTCGCGGACAAACTCGCCGCGAGCGTCAAGCAGCCTTCGGAGCAGTCGGGCGGCGTCGTCCTCTGTGCTTTCACTGGAAAGCGTTTGACTGTCTCCAGTCAGGTCATGCGTAATAGTTCCGCGCGAGTAGTCAAAAACCAGAAACCGGACAACGTCATCGGTAAGTGCGTGCGGGTAGTCGTACGAGTAATCGGCTACGGCAAACCCATTGCCGTCGTATTGAACCCACGGGATAGCGGTCCCATCGCTTCTCCATGCGGTGCCAGATAGCAGCAGTCGCTCGGCCGCGAGTTCAAAGGCCTGGCCGACACCTCGGCCAAAACTGGCCTCCTCGCCGCAGTGGTGAATCTCATCAAAGATCACCATTGTCGGCGCTACAGAGCAGAGCTTGCGAAACACCAGCGGCTGGCTGGCAACGAGGCTGTAAGAAACAACGCCGCCTTGAAAGCCGTGCTTGAAGTTCGTGCCAAACTCCTTGGTCTGGAGTTGGATACCAAACTTTACAGCCTCTTCTTGCCACTGCTCCCGAAGGTTGTCCGTTGGCACAACAACGATAAGGCGACGGTCTGACCCTGCTGCCATCCATCGACGCGCAGACTCAAGGGCGGCCATTGTCTTCCCGCCTCCGGGAATGACGATCAAGAGAAACGTGTTGATCGTGCGCGCGATCCATTGGCGGAAGAATTCTTCTTGCCAGCGTCGCGGCTTAAAAAAGAAAGAGCCCTTCTTTGCGTTGGCTGCGCCTGAAATCAACTGACAGTTTTCCACGCTAGTCTGCCCTCCTTTGCTGTGAGGAATCACGTGATCGCCTTGCCCTGTCTTCCCAGTGACAAGCTCGACTGCCTGCTTTTGTGCCTTGGTAAACAACCTCACGACACCCTCCATTCCCGTTCGCCGCGCCCGCTGGCGCTGGTGACGATGTTGCCCGTCTCCGCAATCCGCCCGCACTTGGCGAGCTCGTGTATCCGCTTGTTGACCTGGTGGGCGAGCAGGCCACACCGTGCCGCAATCCCGCTGGCCCCGGCCGGGCCTTGGCTCAGCGCCTCGAGGATCGCCGCGTGGTGCTCGCCTCTGAACGTCTTCGCGTCAGCAGCTGCGGCCTTGCTCGTCACCGGGTCGGTGCGTCGGAAGAGCGGCAGCGTGTCGAGCGATTCGGCGAAGTAGTCGGACATAGGAATCCTTTCCGTGTATTTGCCCATGCGGAGGTGACGCTGCGGCAAGGGCTGTGCCGGGGTGGTGTGCGCTACCATTCCCCGCCGTAGCGGGCTTTCATTGCGTTGCTGTACTCGTCATCCATGCCGAGCTCGTAGGCACGACGAGCGTGCTGATAGCCAGGCTTGATCACCAGCTCGGGCTTGGGCGGCATCTTGGGCTCGAGCACCTTCCCAAGGTCCGTTTCCATATTCGCCCGCTCTGATGCGATCTCAGCGGCCAAGTCATCAAGACGCTTCCACTCGCGCCGCTGTGCCTGCATCCGGTCCTCGTCTGGTTCGTCGTTCATGCGCGGGCCTCCGCTTCGATTTCCTGTGCGTCGAAGTGCTCGGTGCCGCTGTCCTCGTAGGCATCGCCGCGTGGCGTCAGCAGCTCGATGCGTGTGTCGATGAGCTCGACCAGTTCGCTGGCCTGCGTCGGCGTGTAGAAGCCAGCGTCGAGCCGCTCGCTGACGGTGGCGTGGATCTGCCGCAGACGATCGACGGCCTTGGCTGCGGCGATCGCTCGCCGGGCCTTGGTCATGTCCTCGGGCTTCGCATGCTCGGCAGGCTTCGCATACACAGCCTCGGGCTGCGTGGCAGGCGTCGGCTCTGGCGTCGGGTAGTCCTGAGCCTCTTCGGCCGTGATCAGCCCACGCAGGGCATCGGCGAAGGCGTTACGCAGGGCGAAGCCCCTGGCTCGCAGCGTCAGCATCCGGGCTGGGTATTGCGACCACGGGCCAGACTTGCCAGCCAGGCCGGCCCGCTTAGCGTCTGCCATCGAGAACCGCACCACGGTGGGCTGCGGGTAGCCTCGACGCTTCGCCTCGCAGACGGCCACCAGGGCTTCGCCTTCGCCCTCGGTGAACTCGCGGACGTACTCGCAGACCGGGCTGCTTTGCACCAGGGCCAGGGCCGCGTCGCCCCAGATGGTCGGCCTGCCGTTGATCACGGCAATGCTCTGGAGCGACTGCATAGGGGATAGGCCCACTTCGCTCCCGTGCTGGATGGCGAGCATGCAGGACTCAGGCTTGCCCCTGAAATCCTTCGGGGCGAACTCGCTAGCCGCCACCATCTTGCTGAACCGGAATGCGTCCTCGAATGAGGCGAGAGCCAACCCTCTCGCTGGTGCCGTGCTTGTGCTGATTTCCGTGGTCATCTCGCGTCCCTTTCGTTGCGATGTGAAATCCCGGCTCCGCGTCCTGCCTTGCCGGGGCGGTCCCTTCCTTGGTCATCCCGGCTCCGCCGGGCTCCTGTGTCTCTCAGAACGGCAGCACGTTCCCCGTGGGCCACGGCCTCGGGTCGAGCTCCACGATGTCGCTGGCCGTCTCCACGATCAGCCGGCCGTCGTGGTGGTTGATGACGCGGCCATCGTCGTACGAGCGATCCGACCACCCACGCATGCGAAACGTGATGTGATCGCCAACGGCGTAGGTGTCAGCGTGTCGCGGGCTGCCGTAGGTTTCCTGCATGCCGGCGACAGCGGCGGCGTACTCGTTTTCGTGGGGGCTTTGCATGGGGGAAATCTCCTTTGGGGTGGGGAATATACGCATGTGCAGTCGTGAGTCAATCAACCGAGTCGGAATTTTTTTCGGACCAACGGTGCCGGGCTTTTGCGAGTGGCGGTAGCGGTAGGTAGGCTATCGGCTATCGGTAGTTCGTCAAGAGAAAAATCGTGCGACCGTGCCGAGGGCGAAGTCGATGCCGTGGGCGATCGTCTGGGCCAGCTCGCTCGAGGTGCCGAGTTCCTGGCCAAGCCTGACGCAGAGAAGGGCGTGCAGGGCTGCGTTCCATCGTTTGTGCATTGTGTCCTCCGTGACGGTGAAAGAAGTGCCACCCGTTTCGCTGCTGTCGGCTGGCCGGGTGGCCCCACCTTTGTGTTTTCTCAGGCCCGCTCGCAGCGGAGGCTGGCGGCCTCGGCAGCCTTGGCCGTGGCGTAGCCCTTCCGGTTGTTCGCCGGAAGATTAAAGCCAGGGCGGCCCATGGCGATGAAGTAGCGAGTCTCGCCGCGAACCTCGATGGCCACCACGCGGTCGTTGCTGATCAGGGCGTTCATTGTTTCGTCTCCCGGTTGGCGTTGCGTCAGGTCTCATGTGCCCGACGCCCGTAATGTAGGCTATCGGTAGTTAGGCGTCAAGGAGATAAATCGGAATTTTTTTGGGGCGTTTTCTGCGGGGAAAACGCTACTTCTTCCGCTTCGCCTTCTTCCGCTGTGCGGCAGGACGCTTGGCGAGGTGCCGTTTGGCGTTGGCCCTGGTGGTCAAGGCGTCTCGAGCTTCCCGGCAGGCGTCGGCCGGGATCAGCCAAATACGCTCGCCGAACCGCCGGCCACGCAGCTTTCCCTCGCGGAGCAGCATGCGGACCCAGCCTTCGGTGCAGCCGATCGCGTCCACGGCCTCGGAGACCGTGAGGTATTCGCCGCCGTCGATCTTTTGCGGGCTCATCGTGACCATCCCTCAGATACTACCGGCAGCCGTCAGTTGGTCAACCTGGCCGGATTTGCCGCCTCGGCGCAGCCCGCCGTACCATACTGAACAGACCAAACAGCGGAGGGCATGGTGGTTGTACGTTTGTACACCATGCTACACTCCGCATTCAAAAGGGAGGATTTGAAATGCTGTTGCGTGATTTCCTGAATGACCGCTACGCCGTGCTCCACAACCTGAAGCCGCGCACCGTCGAGATCTTCGGACACTCTATCGACCGGCTGCGGGACTTTCTCGGGCGCGAGCCGGAACTGGCTGATTTTGACGATTTGACCATCGGCAAGTTCCTTCGGTGGCGGGCCGTCACGCCGCACCGTGGGCGGATCTGTGCCGCCGCCAGCGTTGCCAAAGACAAGGCCCACCTGGTCAGCCTGTGGAACGCTGCCGCCCGCAAGAGGCTTGTGGAGGTGTTCCCAGACCTGCCCCGTGGCATCGTCAAGGTGCCCCACCGCTCGCCGTCTGCCTACACGGTGGAAGAGATCAGCCGCATGGTGCAGCAGGCCAGGCGGCGTTCAGGGCTGATCGGCCCGTGCCCCGCCCCGTGGTTCTGGACCACGCTTCTGATGTCGAACTGGTACACGGGCGAGCGGATCGGGTCGCACCTCGAGACGCGGTGGGAGCAGGTGGACACAGCCCGCCGCACGATCACGTTTCTCTCTGAGCACCGCAAGGGGCTCGGGCGGACGATTACACGGGCGATCACGCCGCAGCTGGCGTCGATGCTCCAAGCCGGGCGTCGAGCCTCTGACGATCTTGTGTGGCCTTGGATAGACCACAGGGCGGCAAACTCCATCTACCAGCGGATCCGCTACATCTGCCGGTCGGCCGGCGTAAAGCCGAGGGGCTTCCATGCAATCCGCAAGGCGGCCGGCTCCTACCTGAAGGCAGCCGGAGGGGATGCCACGGAGTTCCTGACGCACAAAGACAGCAAGACAACCAGGGATCACTACCTCGATCCAAAGATCGTGGGCGAGGCTTCGGCCCTGGATTTCCTGCCACCGCTCGACCTTGGATGATCCGTCGGAAACGCCTTCCGCTTGAAGCCTAGAGCGTCCCGGCCTTACTGTGGGCCATCACCCTGAAAGGAGTGGCAATGCGTCTACTGTGTTCGTTTGTGATGCTCGCCGGCCTGGGGGCCGTGGCCAGCTCGGCGTTGCCTTCGGCCATCGAGTCCGTCGCCAAGTGTGTCGGTGCCGATCCGTGCCTAGCCTGCAAGAGTTGCGAGAAGTGCTCGCACTGCCGTGGTGGCAAGACGTGCGGCGCGTGCAAGAAGCCCGAAAAGAAGACTATGGCACAGGCGACTTGTTACTGAACCGAGCAAGCGGGGAGGCGACGCGGGGGAAAGGGAGACCCTGCGCCGCCTCTACCCGCCGCCCGGCTCATGAATCGACGCGCCGTGCCCGCTCCACCGCCACCTCGCCCTTCGTGCGGCTCAGCTCGGCCAGCAACCGCATGACGTGGGCCGCCAGCGTGCCCGAGGTGCCCTGGTCCCAGCAGCCCGAGAACTTGCGGGCGTCCCATTCGCATTGCTGCAGGTAGGCGTCGGACAGCGGCTCAGCCACGTTCCCTCCGCAGCATGACGAGGCAGATCATGGCCCACATGGCGGCGTCCTTCAGCGCGTTCTCGTAGTCCACTGGCTGCCCGTTGGCGAACCGCTGCATGCGCACAACGCAGTCCGAGAGATCGCACAGGCAACGCCGCCAAGGCTCAACCGCACAGAGGGCCGACGCCTCCACGTTGGCGAACGCTGAATCCTCGTGACCGTACTGGCCGGTCTTTTCGACGTGTAACGCCAGCAGCTCGTCGTGCAGCCTTCGCCATTCGCTCGAGCCACGCGGCAGGCTAATCGCTTGGCTCTCGTCTTCCGCCAAGAGCGAGTCGCCGAGGCATCGCCCTTCACAGTATGCCGCTGTCATGTAGTCCCTTTCTGGTTACGCCGTTCTCACTGTGCCGTCGTGCATCACGCGATAGTTATGCACATCGAAGGCACCGCCCTTATGTATGGCGACCATGGCAAATCCCCAGTTCCACCTGTTAATGCGGGCGTACTCGGGCCGCAGATCGCACAGGCAGCCGGTGCTCCAGCAGCCGGTTTCCTTGTGCCACATATCAGATTCGGCGTGATTGCTCGTCCGGTGCGAGTGGCCAACCATTACCGTCGAGAGCGTCTTCATGAACGCACCACGGGCCACGTTGACCGGCGCGGCCATGCCGCTGGGCAACTCGTGGCCGTGGAGCACGGGCAGCTTCCCGAGCAGCACGGGTCGCTTGTCCTCGACTAGCTCAATGTTGTGCTCCGTGAATCCGAGCCAGGCCGTAAGGCTCATGCGTGGATCGTCACTGATCTCGGCGGCGTGTTGCCACAGCCAGTGCTGCCACCGCTCCTCGTGATTGCCCGTCTTGTAGACGATCGGGATGTCGGGGAACTCTTGCCGCAGGTAGGCGAGGAAGTCCCTCACGGCCTCGAGCTCGCCTTTGAAGTCCCTCTGCTTCGGGTCTTTCATGTAGCGGCTGATCGCATAGAAGTCTGCGATGTCGCCGTTTAGAAGCAGGGCCGACAGCTCCTGGTCTTTGAGGAATCCCACGGCCGCAGCCACTGCGATCTCTGAGTGATACGGCACATGCACGTCGGACATGATGCCGACGTTGCCGATGACGTTCATGCGATGCGGCGACCACGCCTCGGCCATCGACTTGGGCATGGCCAGGATCTCGCCAGACTTTCTTGGTGCCCGAGGTGCTGCTGGCTTGACGTACTTTCTGTGCTTCGCTCCGTGAACGCCAAACTGGCGCTGCATCCTCATGCGAGCCTGGTGCAGCGTGATCGCTCCGTTGGCCTCTTTGACGAGCCGCCGGGCCAGTGTCTGCGCGGGTGCGTCTGGGTGCTTCTGCGCGAGCCGTCGGGCCATCTCGGTGATTACGTCACCCGCCATGCTTCTTCCTCCGTGCAGTTGCCTTCGGCTTCCGCTTAGCGGCATCACGCCGCAGGACCATGTTGCCGTCATCGTCGATGATGCCGAGGCCCGTGGCCTCATCGTCCTCGAAGTCGAGCTCGGCGAGATTAGGCCGCTGGGCCTTCGGCTGCGGCTTGCTCGGCTTCTTTGGCACGCTTCGCCTCCGCTTTGCGGGCGTTGTGAATCGCACGCTTCACGAGGAGCCTAGCGGGGAGGTCAAGGAACGGCAGGCCGCGCTCCTCGGCAGCCTCTCGCAGAAAGCCCATGATCTCGTCCATGCCCTCCTCGCTCTCGCACCAGTCGCAGCCCTTGGCGTCCATGTAGGCGGCGCGGCTGGTGCATTTGCAGTCGGGCGAGGCTGTGATTCCGATCTTTGCGAGAAGTGTTTTTAGCTCGGTGCCTGGGCCGAAAACGCACGCTCTTCTATGTCTAGCGTTCTTTGAGACGTGGCCGCAACGCACGCAGCGCAGGTCTGCACCGTATCTGCACATCGCATCAGGGAGACGTAAAGTCATAGGAAACGACGCCACCCGCGCCGCCTTGGCCGCCCCTGAGAACGCTCGGGGTGGTGAAGTTACAGTCACCTCCGCCGCCGCGAGTTACTGCCATAATCGGCGCACCAAATTCCCGAACGGTATTTGGCGGCCTGACGAGCGAGTTGTATTGCAAAGTCCTCGAACCACCTGAAGGAGTGCATGTAACTTGATATTGCACGAAAGCACCATCACTCAGGGAGATTTTCCAGAACCATCTGACCTGTCTTCCTCCACCAAATAAATCAGCAAATTCCGTGCGATCGAAAGTGAGCGTGTACGTGCCCATAAGAGAGGCAATGTCTGTGCCAAAAAGCGTGTCATATGCAGCGGAGACTGTGCATTCGACCGTGGCTGGCGGAGAGTTTGGGCAGTTGCATTTATCAGGCCCACAACAACACGCCATCGCTACACCTTGAACCGCAGGAACGTGGCCGTAAACGTGGACTGCACAAAGACGCTGGTGGCTGTTCCAGTCACGAAAATCGTAGACGCAGTGACAAGCGTCTTGCCGATTGAGATCGTACAGTTCGTTGTGTTTAGCGTGGCCGACAGAGTCACGTCAGTCACGCGGCTCGTGGATTGCGTAGACGAAACGACGATGCCTGTGGTGGTCGCCCCTGCGAAAACGGCCGTTGCCGTCTCAAAGGGCACGTCGATCAGATACCAGGCCGTGCCGTCTTTGGCGATAGCGCAGTCAGTGGCGGACGCTGGTGCGGGGAACGGGAAGAACAGATTCACCGCCGCCACGGTATTCGGCGTGGCCGTCTGATTGCGGAACGTCACCGTTTTCGTGTCGTTGATCGACCACGCGCCGGTGAAGGTGCAGACGCGGAAGAGCTTGGGATTGCCAGCCACGCCACGGTTGCCAAACGTCAGCGGCCCCGTGTCCCGGTCGCCACCCTCAACGGCTCGCACCACCTTGGCGATCCGCTCTGCGGCCGGCTTCGTGAACGTGACGCGCTCTGTGCGGGCAGGCTTGCCGTCTGGCTTCTGGGCCATGGTCAGTCCTCGAGCACGGTGAGCACCAGGCGGGAGCCACCTACGGCAGCCTTCGCGGCGTAGTTGCCAGCCGCCAGCCGCAGGATCGCAGCCTCACCAGCACGCAGGCTGACAGTCTCGTGGAGGTTCGTGCCGTCGAACCGGCCGAAGCTCACGGTGTGCGTGGTCTCCGTGGCGAGCGAACGGGCAAAGCACAGGCCGAGGCTGCCCATCGTTGCCGTGCTGATCTGCGTGACGGCAGTGCCGAGGTTCAGCGTTACGGCCAGAATGCCGGCCGTGGCGATGTCGGCAGTGATTCCAGACGCGGCGAACTGCTGCGAGAGAGCGCCTTTCTGCACTTGGGCATTGATCGTGTAGTTGATGTCGGGCATGGGGCGGGCTCCTTAGAACGGCGGGGTGCCGAAAAAACCTGTGAAGTCGATGGCCTGGTGGACGCGACGCAGCAGCTGGTCTGGGTTGCCTTCCGCGCCGGGGTATTTCATGTTGCCGGATTCGGTGAGCGGCTGCGGGGCAGAGGCATCTACCCTTTCCTTTTCGCTGCCCTCGCCCTGATACACCCAGCATTTCGTCTTGCTGCCGCCCGTGACGTAGTGCCAGCCCACGTGCGGGATCTTCATGACCCACGTGCTAGAGCGGTACACAAGCTCGACGCTTACGCTCCAGTATTTCACTTCAACGTCGTTCACCACCTCGAGCTGCTGCTGAGCGGAGATGCCTTGGCACAGCCAGGTGTATGCAGCGCCGCCAAGGTACGGTGCGGAGTTGATGGAGTTTGTGACGCTGCCAGCAACGGAAAGCGGGAACGTCGGGCGGTTGCCGGTAATCGTCGCCTTAATCTCGCCCTCAACGGCCTGCAGCCCTTCGATGTAATCGCCCGCAGCGTTGACGAGCGGGCGGATGTCTGAATTGCTGGAGCCGTGGTAGTAGTACAAAGCGGGCACGGCGGCACTCGACACGGAGAACGACCACACGTCACGGCGTGCCAGCGGGTTGGGCTGGTAGTCTTCCGTGCCTACGTTGGGCACTTCGTAGCGGTACGTGATCTCGGCGTGCTGCCGGTCTGGCTCGGTGACGCTGCCTTCCGTGCAACGCAGGTAGGTGAATTCCGGATGGCTCGCACCGTGGAAGATGCCAACGGTGTTCAGCAGCAGCTGGTGCGCGACAGGCTGCGTGGTCGTGACTACGAACTTCCGCTCTGCAGTCGGGCTTTCGCCAAACCGATGCGTAAACGTGCGCGGCAGAACTTCGCGGAAGGCAAGTACGGACATGGCTAGTTCAGGATCTCCACGGTTCCGATCTGGCCATTTCGGTTGATCTGCTCGAGCAGCGTGACCTGCTTTTCCTCGGCGGCGTTTGGTGCAGTGCTTGCGGCGCTCTGCTCCATCTTCTGCTGCAGTGATTGAGTTGCCGTGTCGATGGCTGCGTTGAAGTTGGCCTGGAAACGATTAAGCACGCTGTTGGATGCCTCTGCGGCGATCTGCGCCTCGAGTTGTGCAATCCGTTCGACTCGCGCACGATCCGCCTCCTGGACGGCTGCAGCGTTTGCGATCGGCCTGCCAAAGCCGTCAACAGCTGCGCCTTGCCCCTGTGCTGCCGCCTGCTGCTGAGTGCGCAGTGCGTCCAGTTCTTTCTCGGCTTCGTTGCGGATGTCCAGCCCGAGGACAGGAGCGAACTTCTTTACAAACGCCTCGATAAATTCAGCCAACTGGAAGAACGCATTGCCAGCCAGCTTGATGAAATCGAGCAAGCCGCTGGCCACCTGCTGGGCAATCTGCTGCGGCCCGGCCTGCCTAATTACTCCAAGAAGCTCCTGTGCGATCGTGCTAATTGGGCCAGCAAGCTCGCCGAGAATCGTGCCTGTCAGGCCTTTGACCGTGGCATACACCGCAGCGAATGAATCGTTCATGTTGTCGATCGCCTTGACGGCATCTGCATCGACAACCTGGCCGAGCGCGATGGCTTCCTGCCTCATATTCGTGAGCGCACCAGGGCCAAGCGTGAACAACTCGCCAAGCTCGATGCCGCCCTTGCCAAAGAACTTGACCGCCGTGGCGGCCCGCTCGGCAGGGTCTGCAATCCGAGAGATCGCATCCACCACCTGCTCGAACTGCTGCTCTGGGGTCGCCGCCTTCAGCTCCTCAAAGACGATGCCAAGGGCCTCGAACTTCTTTTGGGCCTTATCGTCCAGCGAGGCCGCACCAATGTTGACCGTCAGTTTCTGAATCTGCTTGGCGAACGATTCGACGCTGACGCCAGTATCGGCGGCGGCCCGTGCATACGCCTGCAACGCCTCGACGCCAACGCCTGTCCGGTTGGCCACGTCGTTCAGTGCGTCGAGCTCTTCGCCCACGCTCAGGGCAAACGATGTCACAGACGTGACGGCCCCAGTCACCGCGCTCGTCAGGCTGAGAAAAGCAGTGGTTGCCGCCTGGATGCCGCCCAGAGCTAGCTTGCCAATCTCGATGTTCTTCAGCGTGCCGAGATCGCTGGACGCTTTCTTGCCAGCCTCGCCCATAGAGTCGAGCTTGGCATTCACATCGGCCACAGCCTGAGCCAGCTGGGCCGTGTTGGCACTGATCTGCATTGCCAATCCAAGTGCCGTACTCATGTCATTTCCCGTCTAGGTCGGTTTTCATCTGGGCGAGCACGTCGAGCAGCTGCGAGCGGTGTTGCGGCGGGGCTTCGGTTGGGACGAAATCTGCAGGCTTTGGTATGTGGCCACGCCGCGAGTACGGGGCCAGGACCGCACTAGCAATCACTCCCGTTTGTGCCCACGAGTTGTCGAGCGGCTGGTAGTAGCGGGCAAACGCCAGCCACTCGCTCAACTCTCGACTGTCCATCCGTTGCTCGAGCTCGCCAACCGTCATTCCGAGATGCCCGGCCAGCATGAACAAGAACCGCCGCGATGGTCTGGCGTTAAAGCTCGCCGGCTAGTTCGACTACGTCCGCCTCCGTGAGTTTGTTGTGACGCTGGGCCACGTCGAACAATTCGCCCATCACCGCACCATCGAGCTTCGCCACTTCATCCAGTTCGTTGTCTTGGTAGATCCGCACGCCGTGCTCGTCGCAAAGGGTGCGAGCCAGGTAGAACGCACGGAAGTTGTGGAACTTCTCGACGCCTTTGTTTCTGATGTCGAGCCAAGCCAGCTCCCAATCGTCACGCTCGCCGACGCTGAGCACGCGAACGAACACGTCCAGGTTCCATTCCTTTACGTGGACCTTCAGCGGCTTGCGGACGCTGGCGGCTTGAATTTGCTCTTTCAGTCCCATAGGTCAGTTGTCCAGAAGTTTGAACGTGACGGTGTAACGAGTAACGCCGTTCACCTCATTCGCCACGCTCAGTGACTCCCATATTGCGGGGTTCGTCAAGGATTGCCCGCCGCCTGAGATTGCCAGCGTGGCACGCACGCCGTAGTTGCTGGTGGCAGTGTTGTTGCCGCCCAGGCACTCGACGCTGCACGTGCCGGCTTCGTCTGTCCAGATGACGCTGCGGCCCTTGGATGGACCGCCGCCGTATGTCCACGTCAGGCCTGTGACTTCTTGGAACTCAATGCCGTTCCACGTCACAGACACACCAGCGCTATAGCTCGCCACGGGGGCCTCCCTGTGGGACTACGGCACCTGGAAGGCGGCAGAACCACGCACGGCGTCGTTAACTGTCAGCGTCACGCTCGATGACTTGCAGGTGGCGGTGACGCTGAGCGTGATTCCGCCAGTGATCGCTAGCGTGCCCGTCTGCCCCTGAGCGATTGGCGTGCCCGAGGCTGCCAGGTATTCGATGGTGACTTCCTTGCCAGTGTCACCAGCCGAGCCCTTGAGCGGACGGGAAAGCGTGAGCACCGTGCTGCCGGTCGTTTGGCCGAGGTGCGAAACGTCGATCTGATCGGCGGCAGCTTGGTCTGTGATGCTGTAGGTGATGCTCGTGACGGTGTACGTTGAACCGGCAAAGGACAACGTCGTGCCGCTGGAATCATGGGGCGTATATGGCATGCTTTATCCCTCGCTCCACCACACGTCGTAACGCTGCGTCACCTGATAGACCGGCGGGAGATCCGCTCCAGCCAGCTGCACGAAATCGTCGGACTCGTCTTCCAACGACGCCTGCTTGACTTCTGTATTGTCCGACGTGCCGCCGTACCCATCCAGAACGCGACGCATGGCGTCAGCCACCTGACGGGCCTCTTCGTAGGTCGTGCCGTAAATGCTGTACTCGACGCTCACGCGGGGCATGCCCATCGGCCCGCCTAGCGTTTGCTCTCTGTCGATGCCTGAGCGCCGCCACGTGACGAACGGCAGAGCCGCCGACGCCGGGGCCAGCACCGGGTAGATCCTCGAGCTCACGAGCGACGTGACGGCCGTGGTGCCAACCAGGGCAGTGCGGAGAACGGCTTCAGGGGATTTCAGTGACATGGCTAGAAGGGTGTTGGCCCCACGTCCGAATTGTTTCGCCTTACTGGGAAATTGGCGGCAAGGTCTTTCTGTGCCTTTAGGAGCGCATTGGTCATCTCAATGGCCAGCTGCCCGCGCATTGTGCTTAGCGACTCCTTGTAGGCAGTCTTCACTGGCGGCTGCCCCTTCCTGCCGCCAACCGGCATTTCTGGAATCCGCAAAAGCTCGCCACGCGGAGCCTTCTTGAAGAACGCCTTGGGATACTTCGGGGACGTGTTGACCCTGACAACGCCCGCAAACTTCCCACGCTTGGCCACTCGGGCAATCTTGAACTGCCCCATCGTCTTGAAGCTGGACGCAATCGACGCGCCGCTGCGCCGTGACGATGTTTTTATGATTCGCTCTTTTGTGCCGAACTCCACGAAGCCAGCGTGGAACGCTCGATCCTTCCCCTTCTTTACGGTTCCGCCGCCTGCCGATTTTGCTTTACCGCTACCGGCTGCGGTAAATCCAACCAGGCCAACCGCATTTCCGCTCACGTACGTTTTGACTTTGCTGGTGATCGCACGAGCGAGATTGCCGGTCGGCCCTTTGGTGACGTTGCCACGAAGAGCAGTCAGCCCAGGCTTTAGGCTGCGACGAATCGCCGCACCCATGTGTTTCCTGGCAAGGCTCGGCCGGAACTGGCGGAAAGCCTTCTGCAATTCCCGCAGCTCGGGAAACTCAACTTTCACGTCGATTCCGCCAGCCATCACGTCACCTCTTCGCAGATGGCAACGTGCTCGGCCCGGTTTTTGTACTCGAGCAGGCTGACGATGTTCAGCGTGCGAGATCGCCACGAGAACCGATCACGCTGCGTCAGGCCCTGCAGGTAGCGGAGCCGCACGCGGTGCGTGATTGTCGTATCCTGCTGGCCAGCCGCCAGGGCTTCGCGGGAAGACACGCCTTCGACGCTCGCCCACACGGCCGACGAGTCAGCCCAGGCCAGCACCGTTTCGCCGAGGGCATTGGTGGTGCCGCTGGCGATCTGCACCGTGACACGCTCGCGGAGCTTGCCGGGGTCGATCATCGGTAGCTGCCCCACTTCTGCGAGTCCAGCAAAGACTTCACGCCATAGGGCACGTCCTGCGGCACGGCACCCGTGGCAACAGCCGCCAGGCGGCTTTCGTACCAGTGGGCAGTAAGCATCAAGATGGCGTGGCGGATCGCCGCCGGCACACTTGTGCCGCTGGCACCGTATCCGCCCCACCAGGTCACGCTGATCGCGTTATCGTCCTGCAGGTGCGGCGGCCACGTCTGGCCGTACAGCGTCTTCACGGTGCCCGGCACGCCGTCCCGGTCCACGCGGTAACTGGCCGTCGAGTAGGTAGACGTGGTGCCGTTCTCGTACGTGAACGTCAGGGCAACCGCCGTGGTAGTGCCGGCCGTCGCCATCGGCGGGCGTGGCAGCTCGATGTCCATGGTGCCGTCTGGCGGAAACGAGTCGAACCGCATGACCCACTGGGTATGCACCAGCGTGCGATCCAGGTACTGCTCGCACCACTCACGGGCCGCCGTGATGAGCGAGCCGATGTAGGCATCGTCGGTGGCCGTATCGACCCGCAGGTGGGCCTTAGCCTCTGAAAGCGTCACAGGCTCAACGGCTGGAGCGGTCTGGCGAGTCAGGCTTCGATATTGCACGGCGGCGTTTCCTGGGTGTGGCGTCGGCCGTTTCGGCTTCGTGCTCGACGGCTGCCGTCTCGATCAGTTGGCCCTGCGTGTCCTCAACCGCCACGCGCTGGGCGAGCAGCTGCGTGGCCAAGCCGCCGGAGATGTCCACCACCTGGCCCTTGCGGTAGGACCGCCACGCGCGGGTAAATGTGATTTTCGTCATTGGGGCACACTCCATGCAGTCTCGGGCTTCTTGCTTGTGTTCGTGAAGTCGGTTGTCCATTGGAAAACAGGCTTGCCGAGATCACGGCCCGGCCACGTCACCACGTACTCGCCGTGGCCGAGAACCACGCGGGGCGTAACGAACACACGGTTCCCGCTCTCGCGCCAGTTGCGCCACCAGTAGATGTCCGGATCTGTGCGGCCCTCATTCCACGAGCCGTCTGGGCCGGGCTTGCTCCAGAACCAAGGTTTTTTCGCGCGCTTCAGGGCGGCCGTGGAGATCACGGTAAGCCCAAAGTGCGCCGTGTCCACTTCCTGCACAGGCTCGGCGAACCACGACGCAGGCAGGCTTGTGGTGCCGCCCTCTGGCGGATTGTCTAGCGTGCCCTTCAACGTCAGCATGGGGCGGCCGTCTTCCCGCTTGGTCTGCAGCCCCGTGATGGCGTCACACTGAAACGTCATCGCCAGGGCAAACAAATGTTCGCAGTCTTCCTTCGTGAAAAACGTGTCGTAATCAATGCACAGCAAATATTCGCATTTGTCTATGAATTGCTCCATCACCCGCGTGTTCACTTGGTCCCAGAACGCACCAGTGCCCATCGTGGGGCGAATCCCCAAAGGCATGAGTGCCTGAGCCCAGGCGAAGTGGTTGGCCGTAAACGACAGCCTGGGCATCGACAGGATGGCCTCCACCCGGATGTCGGCCTCAGTGCCACCTACTCGCACGATCATGCGTGACTCCAAAAGAGAGCGGGCCGCCCCGTAGTGGAGCGGCCCGCCCAGTCTGCACATCGAGTCAAGCCGTCAGGCTCACGCACCAACCAGGCCGATGATCGGGCCGGCGACGCTCGAGGAGCCCAAATTTGCATGCGTGATTGCCACTCGCGCTACCGCCCGAATCACGGTCTGGTCGCTCAGGAAATTCACCTGATCCGAGCTGGCGATCTCGATGGCCTGGCGGATGCCGTAGTAGCTCGAGTTCGCCATGTTCCCGTAGAGGGCCATGATCGCACCCGTGGAATCCGCACCGCTCGGGAGCCGGTCGGTAAGGACCACTTCCGAGCCGAGGAACGTCGGACCCATGCCCTGCGAGAGACCCACCGACCCGCCCTGGGCGAGGTCGAGATTCTGCATGCAGGTAGCGAAGAAGAACGGCGAGCAGAACCACTTGGCACCCTGACGCGAGTGCTGCGGAACCGCAGCCATCATCGCCAGAAGGTTGGCCTTCGTCACCTCGTCGGGCGTGTCACCGGCAGCCGTCACAAGCGACGCGGCGTAGGTGGCAGCCGAGCCAGCGAGAAGGCCACCCGTGTGGCTCGTCACAAGACCGGCCACGCCAGGGGCGTTGCTCGGGTTGCCGGACCACGCAGCCGCTTCCACGGCGTTGCTGAGCGTCAGGG